TAATATTTTGTATTGTTGCCATTAGTCAAATTCCTATAGATTAATCTTTCTTATATTTATAAGATATCTAAAACGCCCAACTAACAAACGAATATCTAGTACCTTTTGTACATTCTGTTACCTCATGAGGATACATAAAATTAGACGGAAACATCAATATATCTCCTGTCTTTAATTTAATCTCTTTACCTCTACAATGAAATTCTGATCCTTCATAGTCTTCATTTAGATTACCTACGATAGATACGATAGGAACACCTTTCATTTTACCATCAAAGATACTATGTATATGATCGTAATGTCTTCTCATCATAGTGCCCACTTCGTACTTATTAAAACGAATAGGACTAAATTTTGTTAGCCATTGACTGCCTGTTTTCTCACCTTCCCAAGAACATATCTTTTGATATTCGTCTAGTGCCTTAATGAGAGCAGGTGTTATTTTATCTTGTTGTTCTCTTGTGCAATTCATCACATCTAATTCTTTTGTTGATTCAGAAGAATTTTCACCTGTGCTATAGTTATTCCAAGTGTGTTTTCGCCATTCTTTTGTATTACATTCTTTAATAAGTGATTCGCATATTTCTTTTGGTATTGTATTCTTAACTATTATATAATCTTCAATTTGATTCATTCATTATTCTCCTTATATCTAAATGCGTTAGATTTTCCTCACTACCTAATGCGTCAACGCTAAAAGTATTAAACGATAGACTTATTCTTTCTTCATCACCTTGATTTACAGGAACACTATGTCTTAAATTAGAGGGAAACAATATTAACTCTCCTGAGGTACAAGGCAGTAAAAATGTTTCAGCATTATAAGTGTTATATTTTCTAGGGTCTAACTTCATTGATTCTTGATTAGATTTAGAAAATTGTATTGGTGGTAATTTAGGATCCTGCCTTAAATAAAACACGCCACTTAAAATACTATTAGGATGAACGTGCTCGTGATGTTTAGAACCTTTTGGATTTTTATTACCCCACAGTTGAGTTATAACTAATCTCTGCTCTGAATTAATTATTGTATTACAATAATCATCAATACATTCTTTGAAGAAAGAAGTTAAATCTTTTAATTGTTCGTGTTTTGTTAGGTAAGAATCTTTTGTCTTAAAGTTAGCATTGGCAACCTGTTGTTTCCATTCTACACCTTCAATGTATTTTAATTCTTTTTCTATACTGTTTTCGTATTTGTATATCTGAACTGGTGTAGGAAACACCATCAACAATTCATCTTTTTTCATTATCTAGCCTTTCATCATATTATATAATATATTTATAAGTCTTTTTTAAGTCGTCAAACCACCGTGTGAATCTGATACAGCATAATAGTATTCTCCCGCTTGTCTAAGGTCACCAAAATCAGCAGCGTTTCCTGTGGATGCAATAGTCACAAAATCAGCTGAAGCTAAATTACCACTAACATATCCACCACCAAAATATCCTCTCAAATTATTACTTGTGGCAGCCATCACCGTTCTTGTTCGTGATAGATCACCGAAGTCGGTAGCGTCTCCTGTTGAGGCAATAGTCACATAATCAATTACATTACTTGCACCTGGAGCATATCCTCCTGCAGTAAGACCTCTTAAATTAGAACTAGTGCCACTAACATAATCTTTTGATTCAGTAGAGTCACCAAAATCTGTTGCGTTACCTGTTGTTTGAATCGTAATATAATCGATTGTATTTAAAACACTTGGACCATCAAAATCTCTACCATTACTACAAATACCTCTTGTGTTAGATTCAAAACTAGTTGATCTTGCTCTGGCAACAGTTAAATTACCAAAGTCAGCAGCATTACCTGCCGTAGCAAATGTAAAATACTCCATAACATCTACATCGGTTGAACCACCACTTTGTCCACCTTGTGATACCCCTCTAGTTGCGTCACTACAAGCTGAATTTAAAAGGTGTAATGTTGCCATATCACCAAAGTCAGCAGCTTTACCTCCTGAAGCAAGTGTGACATACTCCATATTTTTTCCAGTACCGTCACCTCCTAATGATCCACTTGTTCTTTCGCAGGTTGTCACACCTCTAGTTGAACTTGAGCATCCAGCAGCACTTGAATGTGATACCCTTTGATCTGCAAAATTAGCTGTTGTACCTTGTGTATTGATATTAAAAAAATCATAATCACCATTATTAACATGAATTACTGCCCTACCTGATCCAGTCATATAAGTGACAGATGGTCTTTGAATACCAATATAATTACTGTCATTTAAACCACCGTGTCCATCAGAAGCAGCCATATGAACATTAAAGGTTCTTGTTAGATCACCAAAGTCTATTGAATTTGCTAAATTAGTAAACGATATTTTATCAATACTATTTGTATTACTTCCACCACCAGCAAACATATGAACTTGATTAGAAACAGCTTGTGCTTGTTTTGCAGCTGTTAGATCACCAAAGTCAACTGCGTTACCTGTTGTTGCGATAGTGATGTGAGCCATAGTGGCTACGTTTGGATAAGAACCACCTGATTGTGATTGACCTCCTACTGTAATTCCTTTTGTTTGATTTGAACCTGATCCAAGATATCTTTTAACAACATCTAGATCACCAAAGTCGGAAGCATTACCTGTTGAGGCAATTGTAATAAAGTCTATCTCATTTTTCATTGTACCTGGACCAACAAATCCTCCAGCAAATATTCCTCTTGTCGGCGAAGCTAAAGCGTCATGGGCGCCTCTTGCAACTGTTAAGTCACCAAAGTCTGTAGCGTTACCAAACGTTGCAATTGTGAAATAATCGATAACATTTTGAGGATTACCGTTAGGTGCAACTTGTCCACCAGCCCCAACAGCTCTAACATGACTAGAACAAGCTGCGTGACCAGAAGCACCAACAGTTAAGTCACCAAAAGTTTGCGAGGTCGCACCTGTTCCACCTTTAATGTCTATGGTTTCGGAACCAGCTTCGTAATAACTATTAGCATTCTCTCCACCTAATCTTACAAATGCCCTTGTTGATGATCCTGAATTTCCACCACCTAATTGATTAGTTGTAATTGATATATCTCCAAAGTCAACAGCAGAACCTTGTGTTTCTAAGGTTAGCATATCTATGGACTTATCATTAGCAGGTGAGGTGTATCCACCACTAAAAAGTCCTCTAGTGCCTTTTACATCATTCGCTCTAACTAGATCGTATCTCTCTCTTATATCCCAGATTGCCATTATCCTTGTAGACCTCCATGTGAGTCGCAACCACCAGCATTTCTTTTCATACCTGCGGTTAAATCTCCAAAAGCAGCAGCATTACCAGTGCTAGCAATAGTTATAAATTCTATGTCATCTGTATCATCACTACCTCCAGCAAAAATACCTCTTGCATTTGTACTAGCAGCAGCCAATTGATTTCTATTAGCTCCTAAATCACCAAAGTCAGTTGCGTCACCTGTTGAGGCAATGGTTACAAATTCTATAACATTTCCACTACCACCACCTCCAGCTATTCCTCTTGTGCTTGAAGATAATCCAGCTCGATATCCAACTGTCACAGTAGCATCTCCAAAATCAGTAGCATTTCCTGTGGAAGCAATTGTTATGTAATCAATCGTATTAAAAGAAGGAGCACTATTATCAAAACCACCATGAAAAACACCTCTAGTTGAAGAGCTATAAGCTCCTACTCCAAATCTAGTCACACTTAAATTTCCAAAATCCGTAGAATTACCGACAGAGGCTATGGTTATATAATCTATAATATTACTTACTGATCCTGTATCCATTCCACCAGTGACACCTCTAGTATAATTTGCTAAACCTCCTCTATATCTTCCTGAAGCAGTCATATCACCAAAATCTGCAAAAGTACCTGTGCTTTGAAATTCTTGATAATCAATTACATTTGACACCGAACTTTCATACCCACCTGCAGCAGTTATTCTTGTTGAGTTAGCAGCAGCAGATATTCCTCTTCTAGCAGCTGTGGTATCTCCAAAATCTTGTCCATTACCTGCTGTATTAATATTTACAAATTCTATTCTAGTTTCATTACCACCACCTGGTGTTGCTGAACCATTTACAATAATAGCTCTTCCTGATCCTTGAACATAAGTAGGTCTTGTGCCTTGATAACCCTCATTAAGACCACCGTGTGATCCTGAGTTTGACGTTGCGTTTTTTGAAGACTCTGCTAGGTCTCCAAAATCAGTTACCGTTCCTCCAGAACTAATATTAAAAGACGACATTGTGTTTACCGTGCTTCCAGTATCTCCTCCTAAAGCAAAACCAGTGACACTATTTGATACACCTGCAGGACCTCTAGCTGCAGTTATTAAATCTCCATAATCAGTAGCATTACCTTGTGAAGCAATTGTGATAAAATCTAATGTTGTTAATTTTGTAGGAGTTAGACCACCAATGTAAACACCTCTTGTAGAACTTGAACATCCTCCTCCGTCCCTTCTTGAAGAAGTTAAATCTCCAAAATCAGTTGCGTTTCCAGTTGTTGCTATTTCTACAAAATCAATAATGTTAGAAACAGATGGCGTAAATGCACCTGAAAAAACAGCCCTACTTGGTGAGGTTACACCAGCAACATAAGTTCCTGATATTGTTCTATTACCAAAGTCTATGGCGTTACCTGTGCTACTTGGTGTTATATAAACAAGTTGATCTCCATCAGAATTTCCTTCTGTAATCACACCTCTTGTTGCATTACCACCGACACCTGTTGATCGATAAGTTGCGGCTGCTAAATCTCCGAAATCAGAGGCGTTACCTGCTGTTGATATTGTGACATAATCTATTATATTAGCTGCATTAGGAGATGTTGATGAATTTCCTCCTGCAAATATACATCTAGTTAAGTTTGCCATCGCACCAAACTCACCTCTTGAATCAGTTAAATTTCCAAAGTCTGTAGCGTTACCAGAACTAGCCATTGTAAAACTAGATATGGTATTCGTATAACTAGGAGTGAAACCTCCTGCAACTATAGCTCTGCCGACACCAGCATTAGCTTGACGCCAATATCCACCCATTACGGCGTCATTGACATCTTTCAGTTTCCATACACCTACCTGGTCATCAAATTGTGGATAGTTCGCCATTTAAAAATTCCTTAAAATACTATGATATTTTTTTTGCCCAAAGAACATTAGCAGCATTCGTCTGATTAAAATCAGTTTCATTACCATCTGCATCCCGTTCTTTCCAATCAGATGTGTAAGTATCTAAATAAGATTTAATCGCAGCTGCATTTGCTAATTCACCTAGACCTGTTTCAGATGAACCGTCAACAGTTGCACCGATTAGATCCCAATCTTGTGGTGAAGCATTACTATTTGATTTTGGAAAGTATCCACCATCTGCAATGTGAGTAGGAATTTTTCCATCAGCAGTTAGGTTATACTTGATTATCTTGTTCGCCATTTGTTTTCTCTCCTGTTAATAACTTTGTGTTTAGTGATTCTTCGTCATATAATTTAAATCCTCTTCTTTCAGCAAATTTTTCTGCGTCAGGAGAGAACTTGTCAGCACACGCCTCTAACCATTGCATGGTCATCTCATGGGTAGGTGCTTTACCTTCACTCATTAATTTGTTTTCCATTTCAAGATAAGAGTAAATCTCAGCTTGTGCCTGCGCCGAGTTGATACCCATATCAAAAAGATAGATTAAATTTCCTTCATCTATCACACCACCTCTTGCTCTAGCGGCATTTAATGCCTGTTTCAAACAAGTCATAACGTGGTATCTCGATTCTTCTTTTTCGTATTCTTCTTCGGTGATATCATCTTTACCTAATTTTTTAAGAATACTCTTATATTGATTAGTGAAAAAGGACATCTTACGAACAGCACCAGTGATAGAGTTTTGTATGTTGTTCATATTGACCTTGATCTCTAAAATCTCTACTTCTAACAACTCTTTTTCAAACTCGTTTAGATTTTCATCGGTAGCAAGTTTATGTTCTTTTTCTCTTAACTCAATATCTTTTTTCTTCATCT